GTCGGTCTGCGTTGCAGCCCTCAAGGGCCGAAGCTCCTCGACTTCCGCTTTCAGTTTACCATGTTCTTCAAGAATCGGATCATACTTCTTCCGTTCTCGCGCAAGCCGTTTCGTTACGAGATTGTTCGCCCACTCTTCGGCATTTTCTTTGCTATCGAATTTCCACCAGTCCGAACTGACCGGGGGAGTGACGATATCGTCACCGGAATCGACGCCGCCATCAGCCGCCGAAGTGTCCTCTGCCCCAGTCGATCCTGCATCCTCAGACATGATTATTTCTCACTCTCCGTACCGTTTGAGGCCGCACGTTTCGCCTTCCGCACAGTGCGTGCGTATGTCTCACTTGTGTTAGGCGACGATCCCGATTGACCGCTCAGCCCACTGAACCTGCGGGGAATCGCCGGCAAAGCCGTTGTCGATCAGCCCATCCCGGCGCTGCTGGAGATCGCGGCGCATCTGATTGAGATCGAACTGGTTACCCTTGAATGGATTCTTCTCCAGCGCACGCTTAAATGCCCGAAGATCAACTGCCCGCTGGAGCCTGTATCCGGTTAGGCCAGGGTTGCGGTTAATGATGTCCAGCGTGTCCTGCGCCCGCACCTCCCGGTTGTTCCACACTTCCAGATAGTGTCGTGCGCCGGCATCCCACAGGGACTCCGTTGAGTAAACTGGGCGTAGCTGGCAGCGGCAATTATTGTGTACCTTTGCCACGTTCGTCCAACCATCCGGCACATCCCTTGCAGCTTCCTCGTTAAGCTTCCAGTTCTTATCGGAATCGATAAACGAACCCTTCCCGAATACTGCGCCGCGAGAGGCTAAGAGCGCACAGAAGGGGCAGGGATTGGCATCAGTGACACGGGCGAACCCGCGCACCTTTCTGTCCTCCCGCATGATCCGGTCGGTCACGCCTCGACCGCCATTCAAAGCCTGCCTGACCGCCGCGCCAGAACTGCGATTCAACGCAGCCCGCATCACTTCATCTTCCGGCCCCGGCATCGCCTTCTTGGTGTTGTAGTTAGCCTCAATCGTGAGTGAAGTGGCGACATCCTGGCGGGGGAATTCCTGGCTTTCGACGCGCTGCTGCCCGCCGCCGGCCATCTGTTCGATGCGGTCGAGTACCCACTGAGGGGTGCCCAACTGCCGCCCGCGCTCAAGCTGGCGAGCAACGTCATCCGGCAAGCCGGATTCAGGTGTGCCAGAGGGGGTAAGAGTGCTGGTCAGGGGGGTGCTCGCTGGCAAGGCCGGTAGATTTCGTTGCTCAGCAACCACATCCGCTACCGGCTGCGGCGGCGCAGTCTCCAGTAACGGCGGCATCTGAAAAGAAGACTCAGGAATGTACGGCGAGAACTGAACATCGGGCACATCAATCAACAACGGCATATCAGTCGCAAGCTCAGCAGCCCGCACATTCGCGCTGAAAACCGCCGAAATCCTCTGGGACTGAAGGAAAGCAGTCTCCACCCGTGGCATCACAGACGCAAGCCACAACGTGGTAGACGCATCCAACTCGCTGAACCGCATGATCTGCCACAGCGGAAACAGGCCCAGGATTAGATTGTTAGCAATCGACTCCTGATCCTTGGAATGCTGCGCGGCAAACCAAGCCGCCACCATCGGCAGCGGCTTGAGTCGGTCATCGACCGGAGCGGTCAATTATTCAATCCCGTCCTGTTGTTCAACGCCGGCTGGTTCCGCGTTGAATTCGGCCCCCCACGGCCACCCGCTGCAAACCCAGCAGGACTTCCCTGTGGGGCAGCAGGTTTCACGTTCATGTCCTTCAGGTACTGAATCAACGGATCGTTGTCGTCCCAATGCTCTTTCCACTCCTGAACCTCAGACTGATCGATCCCAGGAATCTTGCCCCACGCCGCCCACTTCGGAACACCAAGCTGATCAACGATCTTGCCCCACGCATCCGCGAACTGAGTCAACGAACGAACCTCGACATCCTGCCAATGAACGCGCGCAGAGAAATCGTTCGCATCGTCCTCGCGGCCTTCAATGTGTGCAGCCAATCGTAAAGCCTGGGCGTGCCTAGAACCCATGATCGTCTGCTTCTCAAACAGCCGCTGATACGTCTGCCGGCGGGCACCATCCAAAGCGTCCGCAGCCACATTCACAACCTGCCCCATCAGATTCGGCGGCAACTGCGTAGCGGCGGCAAACGCCTCAAGATCAGATGTGTAAGCATCAATGAAACCCTGCATCGAAGTCTCATCCAGCGTGCCGAACTTAGCCTGCACATCAGACGCAATCAGGATGTCCTCGTTAGCGATCCTGATCTTGTCCTGCTGCACCTCATCCTCAGTGTCGGGCTGCTCCAGCCCAGTAGCCCACCGAACCTTGAAGCTGTTGAAATGCTGCACCAGCAACCTGTCGAAAGCGGTCTTGTCGATGCGGGCAGCCAAATCAACCACCGGCTCGACCTCGCCCCACGTCCTGCCCTCCAGGTCGATCTGGTTGACGTAGCGGACAAACGGATTCACCCCGTAGTCATGCTCGCGGGTCTCAGTGATCCTGAACTTGGAGCCGTCGAAAGAAAGAATGTGATAGCCCTCGCCGTTGAACCACCAACGCCACGTCCCGTCGAACCGTTTCTCCAACACATACTCTGGATACTCGTCGCCATACGGATCGGAATACAGGGCGAAACAGCGGGCCGGCGAAACGCCACGCATCACAGCCATGCTCTCCCCGCCCGAATCGGCCGGAACCACCTGGCCGCTATCGACATCGCGCACACCCTGAGTGACACGCAGATACGAATAGCCAGCGATCATCGTCGCCCGGTTGATCGAAAGCTGCTGGGACTTCATGTCATTGAATTCCCACGTCTGCCACGCCTCGCGGTTCTCCATATCGCCCTCCCGGCGATACCCATCCACGATCATCTGCTGCGCGAACGTCGAAACCATCAACGGAATCCACGGGGTGCGGGCGAGTCGCTGCAAAATCGCACGCTCAGTGTTGCGCTTCAGCGGACGAACCTCAGGCTGCCGGCCGTTACCCCACGCTTCCAGCTTCCGAATCCGCTGCCGCTCATGGTCGAACGCGGGAAACAGATCAGTGTTGAGATACTTGACCAGCGCCCGCCCATTCGATTCCGGCGGGAAAGAAACCGGCTCACCAGGCTGCTCAAGCCAAACATCGTCAGAGTAGTAGTTCACCATATGCGGCCACCTCGCGGCTTTCCTTCGTAAGACTTCCGGTCTGTCAAAGCCTCAGACCGCTTCATGTTCAAACCCCACAGGGCATACGTCACCGCGCACACCCCGGTGATATTCACAGTCGGATCGGTTCTCGTCCAACCCCAACCGTTGTACTCGCCTGCCCCAACCTTCCCGCCGATCATGTACTGGCGGGCACCGGACAAGCCCTGCGCCAAAGACTTATCCCCAAGATGCACCAGCGACCCGTCCTGGCAGGAATCGAAAAAGAACCCGGTAGCGCCCATGATCTCGCGGGTGCCGAACGGGATCACCTCGCAGCCAGTCGCCTCAAGCTCAGGGATCAAAGCGCCTGCACGGGCACCGGACTGCACGCACACGGCCAGCGGCGGCGGGTTGACCGTCGAGGAATACAGCCGCTGCACCGTTTCAACACACCACGGCAGCCCGCGCCCATCCTGAATGATCTCAACCTGCTTATTGCCGTCACTGGTATAGCCGGCGATAGCAACAGTCGCCCATGATCGATCCGGTGAAGCGTCGATAGCAACAACCGTCTGCGAGGTGATCTGCGACATCGGCCCCAACTTTTTACACTCAGGATGGGACTCACCACCGCAGCGGCACAACGAACGCCACAACTCCTCGTCAATCGGAGCATGCACCTGGGTGTCAGCCCAAAGACCTAGCCGTTCGCGGGCGAACTCCTTGTCCGACATCGACCGGCGCTCAAGCTCTATATAGTCCTCTTCAAGGCGAATCCCCAACGCCGGGTTCGCCTTATACCACTGCTCCCGATCATCCAGCGCAGCGCCCGTGTCGGCGCACCACTCAAACATCGCGATCCCCGGCTCGTTCGCCAAGCCGCGATCACGGGCCTTCAACAAAACGTCGGAATCCTCATGACCCGTCGAGGACGCATACCAAATCTGTGGGTTAGGTCTCGCGGAAAGCGCCGGGATCAGAGCGCCGATCATCTCCGGCGCAAGACTGTATGCCTCGTCCAGCACCACCAAATCTCCAGAGAAGCCACGGCCAGGATCGCGGCCACGGGCCATGTAGAGAAGCCTCGACCCATTCTTCAACTCAATCCCGACGTTGTTGTTCCCCGAACGCTTCTTATGAACCATCTTGTCCAATTCGGGGCAAGACTCAATCAGCCGGCACATCCGCAGGTAAGACTCATTGGCAGTCGGGAACAACTGGGCCGAATTGTGCGTCGGCATCAAGCAGTCACCGGCGAGGAATAACCCGTCCTCGCTATCCACGCGGATGCACGCGACAGGCACAGACTCCACAGGCTCAATCGACTTGATGCAAAAAGTGTGCCTACCGCCGCGCACATCCCCGCCGGGGAGCAAGGAAGCCTTCCGCTCCATCCTGAACGGGCAGAACTCATCTCCAACCCTGGCCTGCCAATCAACCCGGTACTGAGGCTTCATCCCGGCGGGGGTAGAAACCTCGCGAAGCGAAGCCCTCCATCCAAGCGACCTCGCAAGGAAAAGCACGCCATCAGCCAAGTCGCGATTGGTGTTGGCAAAGCTGGCCCTAGAGCCGCCGGCGGCAGTCCCATCCGTATCCATCAAACCCTGCAACAGGGCTTCACGCTGCCTCTCCGAAGCCAACAGATACTGCTCAGGAATGTGCTTGTTGTTCAGCACCCCAAGCTCACGCAGGGCGGGACGAATGCCGGGAATGCCCAACCTCTGCGGAGTCGAGTTCCTCCTCGTACCAACGCCAATGGCGTTAAACGCTGACTCCCAATGAGCAATGTCATCGACGTGAGATGTCAACTCGCCAGCGTTAGAACAGCCATCCCCAAGCCATGCACCCAACACATACGGGTCAATCGGCAAATCGGACTCTGCGATCCCACGCAACGCCTGCTGAGTGGGAAGCACATAGCGCAGCCCCTTGTACTCCCGATTGGGCCAACGCTCCAGCCCCGACTCAAACATCTCTTTAGTTGTCAACGTGACAGTCGCGAAAAACTCTTTCTGCGCCCCACGGGGGCCAACAGAACGGTGCCGCCGCCGATCAGTAACCGTCCAAAGATGATCGGCATCAACAACAACCGAACGCCCATCCGTAGACGTGACGCGGAAACAATTCTGGTTCAACCACACCGGAGACTTACCGACAACCCTCACCGGCCTGCCGCTGGGATGAAAAACAAAGTCACCCTCATCGACATCGCGGATCGCCTTCCACCCGCCATCGCGAGTCAGGATCGGCGTGTCAACGTCGAGGCAATGAATGATCAACTTCTCATTGAGTAGGAACAGCCCAAGTAACTCCCGCGCCTCAACGATCACTGTTTTTCCCTGCTGCCTCGGGACGAGCAGCGCGACTTCCTTTGCGCTCCACTTCTCCCTGCCGCCGGGAGAAGCCTTCAAACCAAGAGACTCGACCAGGCAAAAGCGTTGCCACGGGTCGAGATTCACCCCGACAGCGTCGAGGAACTCCATGCACTTATCACCGACAGTGCGTTCGTAATCGGGAACCCAACAGTTCGTAGGCCGCTGAGAGCCGATACGCTCAGCATCAACAACATTGACGTTGTCATCACCAAGCTTGAACTGCTTACGGGTTACCGGCTTTGCGCCAACAGGCATAGCCGTCCTTTATGCGTCCAGGCTGAAGGCTTCCATCAGCTTCGCGATAGGGGAGTCTTCGCCAGTGTTTTCCATAACCTTGCCCAGCTTCAGGTGGGCGAGCATGGTTCGTAAAGCGATCCTCTGCTGGCGCACCTCGCCCAGCAGCGGGTTGACCACGATTTGAACCTTCGCGGCCCCATCGGCCAGCATCTCCGCTTCCTCCGCAAGCCGAACCCACTCCTGGGAACCCGACTTCAGGGCGGCTGAGAGCCGTTCAATGATGTCAGCGGTGCGGCAGGCTTCGCCAAGCAGCAAGAGGCCGGCAGCGTCGAACTCAGAAGCCGCTACAGCAGCCTCCCAGAGTTCCGTGCCGCGAGACTCAAGCCCGGTCGGTGGTCGCATCCAACATCGCCTTATACCAAGCCCAATGCAAGTCATGGGCCTTCTCCCACATCTCCACAAGATTCGACAGCCGCCGATTCGGGATGTGTATCTGATCCTGAATGCGCTTCGCGTCATCCAGTGCCTTCAAGGAGTGCAACGCACGCAACTCAGCAACGTCATGTCGGATCATGTCCTTGACTTGCTCAAGAGACAACGGATTGCCCCGAAGGTCAACGGGGGCTTCAGGATCGGCTGTTGCTGCCATCATGCTGAACTCCTCTAGCCCAATTGTATCAGCGAAACACTTAGGAAAGCTTACTAGTCGCAGCCCTGACCTTCGACGGGTTGGCAGAGAATAGAAGACATGGCAAGGAAGACAGTCCAAGAACTCAAGCGCAAGCACCGCAATAGCACCTGGCTCGACAGCTACAGCCAAGTCTGGTACTGGAACACCAACAACTGGTGGTTCCTCGCCGCAGGAGTCGATCCTGAGGTAGAACCCGGCTTCACCGCCGCCCGCCCCTACTTCAGCGAACTCATCGGTCGCACCTGGGACACCTACGGCCCCTTCACCCGAATCGCAGAAGCCGAATATGACGAGGACTGGACGTGAAGGAAACCGTCAACCAACTCAAGAAAAAGCACCGCGACTACATCTGGCTCGACCAAGAAGGCGACTACTGGTACTGGGATGCAATCAAACTCAAATGGTGCGTCATCCTTGCAGACATCGACTGCGGCTTCTACATCAGCGACCAATTCGACCCCGTCTACTACAACCACTTCGCCCGCATAGCCGAACCCCCCCTCGCCAAAGCCAGGAGAGCCGAAAAGTGAACTGGGAAAACGTATCCGACGAACGCCCCGGCTTCAGCATCTACCGGGCCACTGACAGCGCCGGCAACGAATACGTCGCCCAGAAGAAACGTGACGGCTTCGGCCTATGGCGGCTCGCCGCCCGCGCCAGCAGCGACGAACCCCTCCGAATCATCTACACCACAGACACCCTCGCGGCATGCAAAGAGTACGCCGAAAAGTACGGCACCACCGAAAGCATGAGTTAGCGCAACGATGAAATACCGGGACTGCGGATGTAGCGCATACCTTAAGTCGCACAACATTTGGTGCAGCGAAACACCCGTCTTCGCCCAACTAGTCAAAGAACACGGCGGCAACCCGGCAGACACCTGGCCCTTCCTCGTCTTCGCCCTCATCGGATACAACGAAAACCTGCCAACA